TACGGATATCGCCTTGGTCTCATTCCTTCCTTCTTTCTAACCTGTTAGATGTTCCTGATTAAGGAACTTGTTGATAAAGTACTGTTGGCCCTTACCAGTGACCTTACTAGTCTTATTGATACTGATATGACCGTCTGCGTGCTGGATGTTAGTTTCTTTGATTTCAAACAAACCTAACTCCATTGATTTTTGCGTAGGCATGTTCCAACTAGCTCCACGTTTCTTGATAAGATAACCGTTGTCACGTAGCCAGCTAAACAAGCGATTTGCTCCAATTTTGAAACCATTCTGACTGATGAGCTTAGCTAGGTCTCCAACCAAGATAGATGTGTGACTAGCACTGACTGCGTCGGCAAATAGCACTTTAGGACGGTCAGCCTCAATCTGAGCCTCCAGCTTGTGGACTTTCTGATCAGCCATGAGTAAAGCTCTTGCCATGATTTTCTCAGGGCTGTTAAAGTCCTTTTCCACTTGGATGAAGTACTGTCTGACTTCTTTTCCTTTGTCCGTTCGCTGAATCATGGCGATTTCTTTAGCCATGTCTAGTTTGATGATGTGGTCTTGGCTAGGTCTACCTCCAGTACTTTTGCTCAAAAATGAGCTAAAGTCTTCACCTTCTGTAAATCCATATTCCGTCATTCGTGGAAACCAGTCTTTATAAGCTGTTTTAACTCCCAGTGCCTCATGCAATTGACGACCAGATACAATCGGCTCATGATTGTCATTCAGAGTTACGTTGATTAGTTCGTTCATAGCATTCCTTTCTAACACGATTTTTCGTGTTTTTAGTTTTAAAATTAAGCTCATCTGAGCTTGATATAAGTTTAACACCATTTTTCGTGTTTGTCAACACTAAAAATCGTTTTTTTTCTTTCTTTTTTTTATAGACATACGAAAAATCGTGTGGTATAATAAAAAACAGAAAGAGAGGTAACCATGAACGAAGAAAAACTAAAGCAACTAATTCTTTCTCGTTATAGTTCTGTAAAATCTTTTGCAGAAGAAAATGGCATGCCTTATTCAACTGTTCGTTCTATATTAGAGCGAGGAATAATGAATGCTAACGTGGAAAATGCTATAAAAATTTGTTCAGCTTTGGATATTAGACCTGAGATATTTTCTTATTTATTAAAGACACCTAAGAACGAATCTGAAATCCTAACCATCTACAACCAACTAGAAGAGCCTAAACAAGAAAAAGTCCTTGACTATGCCAAGGAACAACTAGAAGAACAAAACAGCTCTAAGATTATCTCTATCTTTGATAAGTCTCAAGACGACGAGGACTACATTACTGATTATGTAGAAGGCTTGGTTGCAGCAGGACATGGAACGTTTCAGGAAGACAATCTACACATGGAAGTAAAGCTCAGAACTGAAGATGTGCCAGAGGAATACGACACGATAGCTAAGGTGGCAGGCGACTCAATGGAGCCACTCATAGAAGATAATGACCTTCTATTTATCAAGGTCACTAGTCAAGTGGATATCAACTCAATCGGCATTTTCCAAGTGAACGGCAAGAACTTCGTCAAAAAGCTTAAAAGAGATTATGATGGTTCTTGGTACTTGCAAAGTCTCAATAATAGCTATGAGGAAATCCATCTAACAGAAAATGACGACATCCGTACAATCGGAGAGGTCGTAGATATTTATAAGGTTTAAAAAAATATGTGCAATCACTGAACCACATTAGAGAGGTTTTAATATGGGAATATTTAATTTTTTATTTGGGAGTAAAAAGCCAAAAGAGTCGCAACAAATTTCCGTTACTATTGCTCCGCCTAAAGAATTTGACTACTATCGGCCTAAGTATTTCAAAATACTAAACTCAAGACCTAATATGTTTGAAATATATGGAAGAGGCTTTGATTTTCCAAAATACAACGATAGCTTTAAAACTCCAGAGGGTTATCCTCTTAGAGAGTTACTACTCTTGGTTTGGTGGGGGAAAACAAAGAGTGGAAGAAAATCAACTATATCAATCCCTAAATATTTTTTTCATGATTACAATCTAAATGCTGAAAAAATAACAAGAAAATTCAAAGACAACTCATTGCTTTATGATGATGACGGCAAAACACTTTTGACTGATGAAGGGAGGGGTATTGCTGATAAATATTCGTCGCTATGGGAGATACACTCAGCTAAAGGATACCCTACAAATCTTGATATCGATTTCCCAACATGGGACAAAAATAAATTTGATTTAATGATGTGCCAAGTGCAAATAAGGTATCACAGTGAGTACGCTAAATTTTGCAAAGAATTAGTTAATTATTTCAACTCCCTAAATGCACCAACAAGCGCTTTAGAAATTCACAATGAAATCAATTACTACATCAATGAAATGAATAGTAATTTAGCAAGAGTAAATGACCTGAAAGAAAAATTGATCATCTTACAAGACAGAGTAGATGATAATGCATAACAAACAAAAAACACTCTCAAATTTTGACTGAGGAGAGTGTTCCGAACGGATTATATTTGACAGCTAAATAGAAATTTTGATAAAATACAGTTGGATTACCTAGATGAACTCATCTAGTGCAAAATACGGCAGGTAGCTCCTGCCTCGGTCACAGCTGTACAATAATTGTGCAGCTTTTTTGATTACACAAACAAAAAAAGCCCCACGCTCTCAAACTTTGGCGAGTCTGAGCGTGAGGCAAGATGTATAGAAAGATAGGCATTAAAAAGCCCTCTTTTCTATACCCTATTTTATCAAAAAGGGGGTACAAAAGCAATGAAATCAATAAATAAAGTAGCTATATATGTCAGGGTGTCCACTACCTCACAGGCAGAAGAGGGCTACTCAATCGAGGAGCAAAAAGCTAAGCTCTCTAGCTACTGCGATATTAAGGACTGGAGCGTCTACAAGATATATACTGATGGTGGTTTCTCGGGATCCAATACTGACAGACCAGCACTTGAGGGGCTTATCAAAGACGCTAAAAGGAAAAAATTTGATACAGTGCTAGTCTATAAACTGGACCGTCTGAGCCGTAGTCAAAAAGATACCCTTTATCTAATTGAAGATATTTTCATAAAGAATAATATAGCCTTTCTGAGCTTGCAGGAGAATTTTGACACCTCTACCCCTTTTGGAAAGGCTATGATTGGGCTCTTGAGCGTCTTTGCCCAGCTTGAGAGGGAGCAAATCAAGGAGCGTATGCAACTTGGTAAAATAGGACGGGCCAAGGCTGGAAAATCCATGATGTGGGCTAAAACATCCTATGGATACAATTATCACAAGGAAACTGGAACTGTGACTATCAATCCAGCTCAGGCTCTAGCTGTTAAATTTATATTTGAGAGTTATCTGAGAGGGAGATCCATTACTAAGCTGAGGGATGATCTGAATGAGAAATACCCAAAACATGTGCCTTGGAGTTATCGGGCGGTCAGAGCCATACTAGATAACCCTGTCTACTGCGGTTTCAATCAGTATAAGGGAGAAATTTATCCAGGTAATCATGAGCCAATAATTACAGAGGAGGTATACAACAAGACCAAGGAAGAACTGAAGATTAGACAAAGGACGGCAGCAGAGAATGTCAATCCTAGACCATTCCAAGCTAAGTACATTCTATCTGGTATCGCCCAATGTGGATATTGTGGCGCTCCTTTAAAAATTATGCTAGGTGTAAAGAGGAAAGATGGGAGCAGGTTAAAAAAATATGAATGCCATCAAAGGCACCCACGAACGCTGAGAGGCGTTACTACCTACAACGACAATAAAAAGTGTGACTCAGGATTTTACTACAAAGACAAGCTAGAGGCCTATGTGCTAGAAGAAATAAGCAAACTACAAGATAACGCTGATTACCTGGACAAAATATTTTCAGGAGACAATGCTGAGACCATAGACCGTGAGAGCTATAAGAAACAAATAGAGGAGCTATCAAAGAAACTGAGCAGACTTAACGATCTATACATAGATGACCGCATTACCCTTGAAGAATTACAGAGCAAGTCAGCCGAATTTATAAGCATGAGGGGAACTCTTGAAGCTGAACTGGAAAACGATCCGGCGCTCAGGAAAGACAAAAGAAAGGCTGATATGAGGGAGCTGCTAAACGCTGAGAAAGTTTTTTCAATGGACTACGAAGGTCAAAAGGTACTTGTTAGAGGGCTTATAAACAAGGTTCAGGTAACAGCTGAGGACATTATTATCAATTGGAAAATATAAATAATTTTAGTAACCTACATTTCCACAAGTGTAAAAGCTTTAACCTTAGCTTTTTTCAAGAATGTCATCATTTTTTTCATTTTAAAAATTTACCTCCATATTTTGATACATGGGCATGAGCATTGCCGCATAAAGTAAAACGATAATCAGAGCCACAAAGATAAAGACCAGTGGCTGCACCAAATTCATGGTGCGGTTAACTCGGGTAAAAAAGGCTTCCCAAGTCTTTTCTGCATAGATTTCCAACTCACTCCCCAGCTTGGACTTGACTTCCCCATACTCGATAATGAGACTCAACTCCTTTTTAAAGAAAGGATAGGTCGCTATGGTTTGAGAAAATTCACGGCCATTTTGCAGAGCTTGAGCCAGATCTTGACCGATTTCTTTAAAAAGCTGAGAACCTTGTTCCTGCATGATTTGAAAAATCTGCGTCAGCTCCATTCCCTGTGAAATCATATTGCCCCATTCACGCGCATAATAGGCCGTCAGATAGGTCTGGACAAAGATTCCCAGAAAGGGAAATTTTGCCAATATCGAAAAAACGCGCATCTTAGAACTTCTTTTATAGAAAGTGAGGATTAACAGGGCAAGTGCGGAAACAAGTCCTACCATGCCTAGAAAAATTTGTGGCAAATTGCCAATGATTTGAGTAGCAATATTGCTACTATCTAGTTGGGGTAGCAAGTAATTACGTAATCCCAGCATAATTAAGAGAAGAAAACCCAGTAAAATCAAAGGATAGGTCGCTACCTCAATTAACTTTTTCTTGACCTTGGCCAGATTGTCCAGATATTCTTCTATCTTTTCTAAACTCAGATGGAGATTGCCGTGGACTTCAGCTAGGGATAACTGAGTGACAATGGCACTTGAAAACCCTAAACTCTCCATCATTTCTGAGAAAGATTTTCCCTTGGACAGTCCTTGGTGCATCTGTGTCACATAGTCCTTTTCCAGCAAGGCACTTCTACCCAAGAAAGAAATAATTTCCACCAAGTGAAAGCCACTGGAAAAGAGATTGTTAAACAAGGTGATGATTTTCTTCTGCTTAGCTGTAGCTAATTTTTTCCGTTTCAGCCTGAAGAGTTGAGATATGTCCATCTTTAAGAAGCTGGTCAATCTGCTCATTCCAGCTAGTTGGCTGGTGGTCTTGATAGTTTTGGTTTGCAAAGTCAACGATTCCTCCTCCCCCGATTAATCTCTGGTAGCAGACGCCTTGTAGGACAACTGCTAGTTCCTCCTCCGTCACACCTAACTCCAGAAGGCGTTCATAAACTCCTCGGACACTCTTAGCATGAATGGTTGAAAAGACTGTCGCCCCTGTCAAACTGGCTCTGACAACCGCACGCGCCGTCTCACTGTCCCGAATTTCACCGATAATCAAGAGGTCTGGACGATGTCGGAGAGACAGTTTGATGAGATTTTCATAGGTCAATCCAATCGCCTCATTCAACTGCAACTGGAGCATGTCTTCCTGCTTGATCTCGACAGGATCTTCAATAGACATAACCTGCTGCCCCTTAAAAAGTGACTTGGCTAATTCGTGCATCAGCGTCGTCTTGCCACTGCCGACTGGACCCGCAAAAAGGTAGAGGCCTCTTCGCCTGTGCTGTTCCCCTAATTCTGCTAAATCCTGAAACCAAAAATGTAGATCCTGTTCCTCATCGTGTAACAAACGAATGACCAAGCTCTCATGTCCCCGATAATCTCCTACAGTGGATAAACGCAGAGAGGATAACTTTTCCTCATACTGGTAATCGCAAGAGCCCAGCTGACTGCGACGTTTTTCTCCTACATTCATACCCGCAACAAACTTGAAATGACTAATCACTGCAGCTAAAACCTCAAAGTCATAGGAGTCAACTAGATGCCTCTCGTCTCCAACCCGCATGTGAAGCTCGTAGGACTTTTCTTTGGGAATGAAATAAATATCCTGAGCCCCGTTTTCCTTGGCAGTAGTAATAATTTTCTGTGCAATTTCTTGTACCATACCGTCCTCCTTATCTAACTATTCGCAAAAAAATAAAAAAAGCAACTTAAAAAGTTACTTTTTTATCTCCATTTCATGCGGCAAGATCGGTGCTTCTCTTGACCTGTTTGTTTTTCATAGCCTGGACGCAGCTTTTCATCGGGGATGACTTGCCCATCCTGCAAAAGTGCCAAAGAATGGTACTGCTGCAAATACTCATCACACTCATCGCACCAGCGCTGGTCAGCAGGATCCCAAAAGATCGTCATCAAATCACTCCTACTCTTGTAAAGAGGATTCTTCTTTTCCAGCTCAAACCAGCATAACTTATAATATTTTAGAGCATCATAATACTTGTCAAAAGATTGACTCATGATGACATCTTCTTCCCAGCCTTCTATGAACCACCACGGTTCAAAGTCTCCATACATTTCTATAACACGATACATTCTTACTACTT